CAAAATTTATTATGCCTTTTTTACAAAGGCATTTTTTAAAATGTATAAAACATTTAAATTTAAATAAAACATACATCAGAAACCTATGGTTTCAAAAATATAAAAAACACGGGGTGCACAACTGGCATGTTCATAGTAATAATTATACAGGTGTATATTATTTACAGTTTCCAAAAGGTGCTACTAAAACACAGTTAATTAATAAACAAAAAATATTTGAAATAGATGCTAAAGAAGGGGACATAGTTATATTTCCTAGTTTTGTAATTCATAGATCACCTAAAATAACTGAAGATGTCGAGAAAATTATTGTATCTTTTAACTTAGACTTTGACGACATAGATGAAAATTATGATAATGATACTTTAAAAATAGATTGAATTACTCTATAATCTAATATAATAGCTAATAAACAGGATTTTATATGCTACAAAAACTAGGTTTTGCCCCAGGATTTAATAAACAAGTTACAGAAACCGGAGCTGAAGGGCAATGGTTTGATGGTGACAACGTACGTTTTAGATACGGAACTCCAGAAAAAATAGGTGGTTGGTCTCAATTAGGACAAGATAAATTAACAGGTGCGGGAAGGGCCTTACATCATTGGGATAACAATGCCGGTATTAAATATGCCGCTATTGGAACTAATAAAATTTTATACGTATATTCAGGTGGTACGTATTATGACATCCACCCTATAAGAACCACTTTAACAGGTGCAAAATTTACAAGTTCATCTTCATCAACAACAGTTACAGTAGTATGCACCGGGGCCCATGGTTTATTAGAAGATGATATTGTTTTGTTTGACAGTGTGACCGGAGTACCGGCAGGATCAACTTACAGTAATGCAACTTTTGAAGACATAAAATATATGGTCTCTTCTGTTCCAACAGCCACTACTTTTACAATTACAATGGCTGCTCAAGAAACAGGGACACCGTTAACTACAAGTGATGGTAATAGCACTTCGGTTTTATGTTATTATAATGTGGGACCTTCTCAACAATTAGGTGGCTTTGGTTGGGGTACGGCATTATGGGGTGGTACAGCTAATGGACCAGCAACTTCTACATTATCAACAACGCTTCCAGATGATGCCACTACGACTGTGGTATTAGCAAACACTTCAGCATTTCCTGCTTCAGGAGAAATTAGAATTGGATCGGAAGACATAAGTTTTACAAACAATGACACGGGAACAGGGACCTTAAGTGGAGGAGCACGAGCAGTTAATGGAACTACAAGAGCAGCCCATACTGCTGGAGCAACAGTAACTAACATTTCTGATTATGTAGCATGGGGAGAAGCTTCTTCTTCTGACTTTACAATCGATCCAGGTCTGTGGATTTTAGATAACTATGGAACAAAATTAATTGCCCTTATATATAATGGTGCATGTTTTGAATGGGATGCTTCTCCTTCAAACGCAACATCAATTAGAGCAACTTTATTACCCAACGCACCAACAGCCTCGCGTCACGTATTGGTATCTACACCGGACCGACACTTAGTATTTTTTGGAACAGAAACAACCGTTGGATCTACCTCCACACAAGACGATATGTTTATAAGATTTTCTTCTCAGGAAAGTATTGACCAAACAGATTCTTACACAGTTAAAGCAAATAACACCGCTGGTACACAAAGACTGGCAGATGGTTCTAGAATTATGGGGGCTATTAAAGGTAGAGATGCAATTTATGTTTGGACAGATACCGCATTGTTTCTTATGAAATTTGTAGGCCAGCCATTTACTTTTTCTTTTGAACAAGTTGGAACTAACTGTGGACTGATCGGTAAAAATGCATGTATAGAGGTTGATGGTGCAGCTTATTGGATGTCTGAGAATGGGTTCTTTACTTATGATGGTCAATTAAAATCTATACCTTGTTTAGTCGAAGACTATGTTTATGATGACATAAATTTTACATCTAGAGATTTAATAAATGTCGGTTTAAATAATTTGTTTGGAGAAGTAACTTGGTTCTATTGCACATCAGGATCAAATGTTGTTAATAGAATGGTAACATACAACTATTTAGATTCTAGTCCTAAACGTCCTATATGGACAACAGGAAGTTTAGCTCGTGCAGCATGGCAAGATTCAGCAGTGTTTGATAAACCACATGCAACTTATTATAACCCGGATAGTAATACTTCTTATGATGTTATTGGTAATACAGATGGATGTACAATATACTATCAACAAGAAACAGGGACCGACCAGGTAGATGCTGGCGGAGTAACAACCGCTATTCTTGGTTCAATCACTTCTGGTGATTTTGATATTACCCAACGTAGAAGTAACACAGGACAAACAGTAGGAATGCCGGATCTTAGAGGAGATGGTGAATTTATAATGAGAATTAGTAGATTTATACCAGATTTTATTACACAAACAGGGTCTACTAGAGTAAGTTTTGTAACCAGAACTTATCCAAATAGTTCTTCAACTACTTCAAATTTTGATATAACATCATCTACAACAAAAAAAGATACAAGATTACGGGCGAGATCTATAGCGTTAAAAGTATCTAATACTGCAGCAAGTCAAGACTGGAAGTTAGGTACATTTAGATTAGATATACATCCTGGAGGAAGAAGATAATGTCATTGTTTTATACTGGAGTTGATAAGGAAAGATATGATGCAGGTAAAAGGTTTATGCCTATGGACAAGTATCTTTTAAATTATAATGACTCTACTCCTTTTAATTTTTCTAATAATGCATCAGCAATAAGTAGTCCAGGTATTACTGCGACCAATTCTTTTATGAATTTTGCTAACGATAAAAATAATTATAACCCAACAGGCGGAAATGTTTTTGGATATGGTAACGCGGTTTCTCCTGTAGCTTTGGGTAGTTATGGTGATCCAAGTTATTTTGGAGGACTTGATGGTAATATCCAACAATCCGGTATTCCTCGTAATTTTATGTATGACATGGATCCTAATTATGAAGGTGATGACTTTATGACTGCGTACCAAATGACGACAGGTAAAAATAAAGAACTGCCAGGGTTTGCTAATTTTGGGTTGAGTGTTCTACCATTCGGTGGTTTTATCCGTAACAAAATAGAAAAAGGTTTAAATGATCCTAGACTAAGTCAACCTAATTACAGGGCAGCTGGAATGGATAATATTCAGAAAGGTCAATACAATATGCTAGCAAGTCAAGGTATGTTGTTTGACGGCCCTAGTGGCATAAAAACTTTAACAGGTAAAAACTTTACAGGTAAAGGTTATCTTGAAGGTCAAATGGAATTAGCTAAAAGTTTTGGTTTTGATAATATGACCGATGAAGAAATTGATGAGGCGATAGCTGCAGAAGCAGCAAGACATAGTAAAAAACATGGGGGCAATAAAGGTTTTAAATATAAACAAATGTTAGAAGCGTCTACAATGTATAAAACGAATAAAGCACAAGAAAAATTTGCTGAAGAACAAAAAGCAAAAAAAGAAGCTGAGGCAGCTCAAAGACAAAGAGATATAAAAATAGCACAAAATACTCCATTAGGAGGTTCAGACGGTAGAAGTGGAGGAGACTTTAGAGGCGGAGCAGAATTTAGAGGAGCTAATCCTTATGGTGGTTCAGGCACAATGGACGATTTAGGTGCGGATACTTTTAAATACGGAGGACTAGCAAGTTTATAATGGCAAAAATTGTACAATCATTAACTAGAGCTGAAGAAGAATATAGCAGAAAAAATTTACAGTCATTAGTTAGAGATCTTGATGGTGTAATAACAAAATTAAACTCTTCATTTCAAGATGAAGTTAAACAAGAAATAGAAGCTAAAAGTTTCTTTTTAGAATAATGGCAGTAGTAAACCAATATAAATTTTACGGTAAAACAACGACAGCTGCTGAAACAGTAGCGTTGTTATCACCTAGTGTTAATGAAACTATTATTATAAAGTCTTTAAGAGTTACAAACAAATCAGGTTCTAATACACCTACGGTAACTATTAAAAATAATGCATTTGAGATAGTAAATACACAAACACTAGTAGCTGCTACAAGTGTAGAAATATTAACTTTACCTTTAATTGTAGAAGGGGGAACAACATTAGAATACACGACAGCAGGCACGGTATCTGATGGTGTGGTATTTGGTATTAGCTATCTTAATATATTAAAGGAGAAAACAGACTAATGGAAATAAAACAAGCTAAAGTAGAAACTACTTACAGACACAAAAAAACTGGTCAGCTTTTTAAGGAAAGAAAAGACTGGGAAAACAAAGGTTTTAAAGAAGAAGAAATGGCTCAAGATGTAAAAGTTATAATGCCACCTCTTGATTTGTTAGCAAAAACCAAGTAAACATAAGGATTAAGGTAAAATTATGGCAATATCTAGAATGCAACAACCACAACAAATACAATCAGGAATAGGTTCTTTACAAGATCCAAGACAAGGTTATTTTTTAGGAAAACTTGTTAAAAAAGCTGTTCGTGGTGTAAAGAAAATTGTTAAAAGTCCATTAGGTAAAGCTGCTTTAATAGGGGGCTTAGGATATGGACTAGGTGGTGGATTTAGTAAAGCAGGATTTAGTAAAGCAGGTTTATTCTCTAGATTAGGTTTAGGTGGTTTTGAAAATGTTGGTGGTAATAGAATTTTTCAAACCAATAAATTTGGTTCTTTTTTAGGATCTATGATTCCTGGAACTAAAGGTTTTAGTGGTAAAAATTTAGCAATAGGTTTAGGTGGACTTGCGGTTGCAACACCATTTATACAAAAAGCATTTGGTATGGGACCTTATAAAGAAATAGAAGAGGAAGTTGATGAGTCTTACATTCCTCCAGGAATGGCGCTAGCAATGGCAAGAAACAGAGATCCTTATATGAATTTTTTACCTAATCAAAATTTTGTACAAGAAGGATTTTATTTACCGCAGAATGCGGCTGAAGGCGGAAGAATAGGTTATGCTAATGGTGAAATGGTAGAGGCAGAAGAAATGGTAGAAACCGAAGGGCCACAATTACCACCAGAAGCAGAAAAATTTTTAAGACAAGAGTATCAAAAATACGTAGCACAAGGTGGTGACTTATCGTATCCAGAATTTAAACAACTTGTTCTTCAACAAGCGTCCGGGGAACAGGGACCAGAAGAAGAAGAAATGATGATGACTGAATCACAAACAGTACAAACAGAACCAGAAGGTCCTATGATGATGGCGGGTGGCGGATTAACTAGTGTACCTGGTTATGGAACTCCTCCAGGAACAAACAGATTTAACTACCCATCAGGCGGTGTAAGAGTAGGAAGAGCCGAAGGAGGTTTAATGGATCTAGGTGGTATGGAAAAAGATTACAGAGCTGAAGGTGGATTTGTACCTATTGGTGCAAAAGAAAAAGCAGACGATGTGCCTGCAAGATTAAGTGTAAATGAGTTTGTATTTACTGCAGATGCTGTTAGAAACGCAGGTGGTGGAGATATAGATAAAGGCGCAGAAGTTATGGAAAATTTAATGGATCATTTAGAAGCTGGTGGACAGGTATCTAAAGAGTCACAAGGTTTAGAGGGTGCACAAGATATGTATAATAATATGAAACAATTAGAAACAAGGGTAGTATAATGGCAACACCAGATTTTTTACAAGATTACGCAAAAGATTACGCAGCACAATCAAAAGCAGCTTACAGTGCACCAATAGATACTTCAAAATTTACTGGCAGACAATTTGTTGCTGGTGAAGACCCATTACAAACACAGGCAATTAATTTAGCAACGGCTGGTGTAGGATCGTATCAACCATTTTTACAAGCTGCACAAACTGGTGTAAGTGGACTTAGTTCATTAACTGGACCACAGGCTTACCAACCTTTCATGTCTCCTTATCAACAACAAGTTATTGATACAACACTTGCAGAGTATGATAGATCAAGAACAGGTGACAGACAATCTATTCAAGATGCAGCTGTAGCCACAGGTAACTTTGGTGGTGGTAGAGAAGGTGCAATGTTAGGTGAATACGATGCTAGAACTTTAGCAGACAGATCTGCATTACAAGCACAAATGTTACAATCAGGATTTCAAAACGCACAACAAGCAGCATCAAATGCATTTACACAAGGTGGTCAATTAGTTGATCAACAATATGGTTTATCTAATTTTCAAAGATCAGGACTAGGTGCCGACGTTGGAGCATTAGGACAACTGGGATCTTTAAGACAAGGATTAACACAAGCTCAACTACAGGCAGATCAACAAGCAGCACGAACAGCAGCTTACGAACCATATGGTAGACTATCACAATATGGCCAAGGTTTAACAGGTTTATCTGGTGGTGTTTCATCGGCAGCTTACGCAGAACCTACACCGGTTAGTCCAATGTCACAAGCAATTGGTACAGCTCTAGGAGTAGGAGGATTGTACGGTAAAATATTTGGATTTCCAGGGGGCGATTAATGAAAGTTTTAAATAGACCTATGTTTAGATATGGTGGCCCTATTAAAGAAGGGATTATGTCCGGTATACAAGAACCAAGACAAGGTTACCAAGATGCTGGTAGTGTTTTTAAAAATGTTCAAGCTGTTTTACAAGATGGAACAGCTGCCGATCCAAAAGTTTTAAATGAAGCAGCTAAATTAGGTATTGGAAATCCATATAGAGTACAAGAATTTAAACCTTACATGAAAAAAGTTGTTACAAAACCAAAAATAGATATGTCTGAAACTGATCAGTTAGCTGCTGAAGTAGAGCAAATAGATCCAGTTGAACCATTAACAGAATTACAAAAAGCAAAAATAGGAAAAACTTTTATAGGAACTGAAGAATACAGACAAAAAGTAAAAGAGTTAGAAGCATTAGAAGAAGCAAACAAGCTTAAATCAAAGGCAGATGGAACCGTAACTACACAAGGTAAATCTCCATTTGCATACACTCTTGATGAAGTCATTGAAAATAAAGGTAAAACAGATAGTGTTGATGATGAACCAAAAGTATTAAGTAGAAAAGAAAAAGTTAACTCTATCTTAGAAGGACTGGGTTATGATCGTGCACAGAAAAATGCATTGTACGATGCAATGATTAAAGCAGGTCAAAGAATATCTAGAACAGGCTTGGGCGCGGACAACTTAGTCTCAGATATTATAGCAGAAACAAGTCAATCATACGACAAACCAGAGAAACTAAGAGAAGCTGCAAACTTAATGCAGGTTCAACAAGATTTAAAACTAGATCAAATTGAAGCTAGTAAAACTGGTGGCGCGTTAAAACAAAACTATGATTTTTATATATCACAAGGTGATTCACCAGAAGTTGCAGAGAAAAAAGCAAGAAACTTACCAACAACTATTACCGAAAAATTTAATGCATCTAAAGCAAGTACTGACTCAGGAAAAGTTTACAATGTAACTATGGAATTAACTGAAGAAGGTTTCTTTGGTGATGGTAAAGAATACAATGGTAGAATTGCTAAAAAATACGATAAAGATGGCGGCTTAAAAGAGTTTTTAGTATCAGAAGATTTTAAAGGGGATGGAGTTTACAACTTTAAAGGCGAAGCTATTCTAATAGAAGATGGTCAAGTTAAAAAACGAACAATTATCCAACCTAAAGTAGAAAAAGAAGGTTTTTTTAGTTAGGAGGAATCATGGCTGAAGATTTTAGTCGAGTAGGCACCATTGAATCAGTCCTATCCGGCATAGCATCCGGTTTAATTGCAATACCTAAAGGCGCATTTTCATTAGGCGCAACACTTATAGACCTGGGCGCAGGGACAAACAAAGCTGCTGAAGTAGAACAATTCTTTGATGACCTTACAACATTTGATGAAAGAGCAGAGGCAACAGCCGCTGGAAAAATTACAGAACTACTAGTCAACATAGGTTTACCAGGTGGATATGGTTTTAAACTTGGTAGTAAACTTGCAGAGAAAGCAATTAATGCAGGTAAGACTGGTACATTATTAAAAGCTAACAGTCCTAAATTAGCTAGCGCAATAAAAAATATGAGGGGTGGTGGCGGTGCTGCTAAACTTTTAGCGGGTGCTGTTACAGGTGGTATAGCTGAAGGTGTATTTGTTGGTGACGTAGAAGCAGCAGGTTCACTAGCATTTAATTTACAAGATGATGAGAACGATCCAGGTAGAGAACTATTAAACAGAGTTAAGTTTGGAACTGAAGGTGCATTGTTCACCGGTATTCTTGGTGGTGTTGGTGCAGGGATCAAGAAAGTTGCACAAAGAAATAAAAAATTAGATGTTAACAATAGTAAAATAGATAAATGGATTGACAAAGTTGCTGGTAAAATGAGAGCAAGAGGTGACAAGACTCCGGAGTTTTTCCAAATGGAAAGAGAACAAATAGGTTTAAGAGCAGGTGATGCAGCAGCTGCAAGAAATACATCAAGAGAAATAGATATTAGTATAGATAAATTATTTCCACCTATCAGAACTATTTTTAATAAACAAAATGCTGCAAACAGAAATAAATTTTTAGGTGAAGTTAATGACTTGTTGTTGTCTGGTAATCCTAAGATAGATGACACCGGTGTGATGACATTTGATGCATTAGATGCAGCTAAAAAAGCAAAACTATCAGAAAAAATTGCAAAGTTTTCAAAAAACGCTGACCAAGCAAAAGAAATAGAGACAGCTATTTATGGTGGCTTATCTAACATTAGAACTAGATGGGGTAAACTATTTAGTGAGGTTGGCGGTAAGTTAGACAAAAAAGAATTAGCAGAATTTAAAGAATTATTTGGTGGTAAATTTAAAGATTACTTAGGTTCAACTTATGATGTGTTTCAAAACAAATCTTTAATACCTTGGTTTAATTATACACCAACTCAAGAAGCCATAGATAAAACAAAAGCTGTTTTAATTAATAGTGCAAGACAAGCTGGTAAAGATTTAACAGATCAAGAAGCAGATGACGCTGTAGCTGGTATACTTAGAACAGTTAAAATGCCTCCAGGATTTAAAATGGACAGAGGTAATGTACCATTATTTAAAATACCAAGTTTCTTTTTAAACAAAACTACATTGGATAAAGCAAATGATGCTAAACCAAAAGAGTTTGTATCTATGTTAGACATACAAAAAGGCGGACCACGAGAAGCTATAGAACAATTATTAGGCAGACAAAAAAATCCTATGCAAACTATTCTAGGTGGTACAGCTAAACTATCTGTTATCTCTAGACGAAATACTTTTTTTGATGACTTGATTAGAAAATCAGATGAGCTTGAAGACGCTGGTAAAGAACCAATGTTTGCAAGAAGTTACGATGATGCCATGAAACATTTTGGTGAAGACTTTAAAAAAATAGAAGTAATAGATCCATCAGGTAAATTATCTATTAGTAAAGGTGCAACTAATCCTTTTGCTGATCCACAAAAACCTTTGTATGCAAGACCTGGTGTTGCAGATGCATTAAAACAAACATCATTACAAACAGAAAACAATAAATTTTTAGCACAGATGTACGAAAGTTTAGTGTTGTATCCTAAAGCTACATCACAGATTGCTAAAACAATTTTATCACCAGTTACACACATGCGTAACTTCGTAAGCGCTGGAGCTTTTGCTACAGCTAATGGTATTGTACCTGATGCTGCTGCAATCAAACAAGCTTACCAAGCATTACAAACACCGTTAAAAGGCACAAGGCAACAGAATGAATTGTATGAAAGATTGTTAGAACTTGGAGTTGTAAATTCTAACGTTAGACTTGGGGACCTTGCAAGACTTATGGAAGATGTAAACTTTGGTGAGACTATGACATCTGACAAAGGTATGAGATTATTGTTAAAACCATTATC